TGGAACGACTCAGCAGAAGATGCTATGAACTCGTATATCGACACTCGGCGGTCGCAGGGTAGACGCCCGTTTATCGACGCGCCTCACTTTGAACTGATGGAATAAAGGATAGTACTATGGGAAGTCGAATTTTAAAGTCTAAAGAACAACGCAAAAAAGAGGAAGAGGCCAAAGAGTCGGCAGCAGTCGCTAGAGATGAACGGCGGAGGAATAATGCGGCGGAACTAAATTTCCAAAAATCTAAGGGTAAAGGCAGGGATTATATCAGCCCATATCGTGTTGAGGGTCAAAAAAATCCAACCTATGAAAGTTTAGATATTTCGGACAGAAGCGGAGAACCCGCGCTTGACAAGCAAAAAACTACAAGCGGACGTAGAGTAACCCCCGGGCCTGACATGAAACCGACTCCGAAGGGGAAAAAGCCAGTGGATTTGCCGAGTCCTAGAGCAAAGGAAAAGAAAGACAAGGGCGTTGCAGCAGCCGTAGGCGGTCGCATGAAAGCCAAGGGCGCAGCCGTAGGCGGTCGCATGAAAGCCAAGGGTGCAGCAGTAGGCGGTCGTATGAAAGCCAAGGGTGCAGCAGTAGGCGGTCGTATGAAAGCCAAGGGCGCAGCAGTAGGCGGTCGCATGAAAGCCAAGGGCGCAGCCGTAGGCGGTCAACTGAAACAACCTACGGCGGGTCAAGCTGGTCTAAAGGAACTTCCTACAGGCGTTAGAAATAACATGGGGTACGCAAAAAACGGCGGTCGCATGAAATCTAAAGGCATGTCTAAAGGCGGCAGGGCTGGCGGAGCGCAAGTTTCAGGAACAGGCTTTAAGGGGACTTTTTAAAATAGATGCCATATTTACAAAGTAACATTCCACACTTTAAGTGTTGGGTGCGGCGTGAGTACACACATAATCATGATGCGTATCACGGAGAGTTTTTACACGCGATGGCGATTGCTGTCACCACAATGCCCAACAGGTGCTTGAGTTTTCAGGTTATCTTCACGGGGTGCGAGGCGGACATCAATGGCGATCCTAACGTGCATGGCGGGGCAATGTGGGCCCGAATGCCCATAACGGCATTGGTTGCGGATACTCCTTACGAGGAATGGCCTGAACCAATGCCCGTGCATTCGGCCCAGCCTTGGGATTGTTCTTCCAGAACACATGCGGTGTATCAAATGGAAAGAACAACTCCTTGCCCGTGGATGGCAAAGATAGACAGTGAGTTCTATCCAGCCAAGTATATGTTCACAGTGGACTACACTGACAGTGAGATTGCGGATGACCCCGCGCAGCACAAGCAGAGTCATGTGTTGGAACTGCTGGATGCTGGGGAGTATACGGGTAACATCGTTGCGCTACCCAACAACCGAGTTCGTGTCACTCATCCTGCTTGGTTTGAGACCGGAGAGGGTGCCCCTGATTTCAGACCCTCCCAGCACATTCACTACTCAAAGTCTGACTTGGATTATACGTTGGATGTGAACCGCATATTCAACAATATTTACCAAGAGGATACAGACAGTTGACAAATACTTACAACATCCATACTGGTCTTACGCATGGATGTTGTTGATTTCGCAAAACATATGTACAAGTTGCTCCAAGCGAGGGAACAAGAAATTGCAAGTTCGCTTGGGTATGATGCTGCTAAAGACTGGGAGCATTATAAACTCATGGTGGGTGAGATACGGGGCCTGACCTACGCTCGTGAGGAATTAAAAGTCCTGCTGGAGAATAACGCTGACGATGACGAAGAATTTATATCTTCCTGATCATGTCGCGCAGAAGATAAACAAGGAAAAGAAAGCGGCTCCCGCTGAATCTTCCGATGTTAGTAGCGCGTATGTAAATCCAACGGACAAGGTGCTTGACCCTTCTCTGTTAGACAAACCCCTCCTCGACCGCCTTCCACAGCCTACGGGCTGGAGATTGCTTGTAATGCCCTATCAAGGCGCAGTTACAACGCAGGGCGGTTTACACATCCCTGATGAAGTACGGGCCCGTGAGGCAGTAGCAACGGTTGTTGCTTATGTTCTTAGGATCGGCCCGTTGGCTTATAAGGACCCTGACAAGTTTGGCGCGGATTCGGACCCATGGTGCAAACAAGGTCAATGGGTTTGTATCGGTCGATACTCAGGGTCACGGTTTAAGATAGATGGCGGTGAGGTTCGTATCATTAATGATGACGAAGTTATCGCTACAATTCTTGAACCTGATGACATCAAACAGGTTTAGAGGGACACACAATGGCTGACGAAAAAGAAGACGTACAGGACACAGAAGACGAGGGAGTGGTGATTGAGGTAGAGTCAACGGAAGTTGAGTCAGACCCTGATCCAGAGCCATCCTCAAAGAGGGCGAAAGCTGATGAAAGCGGCGATGATGAACTTGATAGCTATAGTAACAAAGTTCAGACTCGGATTAAAAAGCTAACAGAAAAGTACCGCAAGGAAGAACGTGATCGTTCTGAGGCGCAACGATTGGCGCAACAGCTTCTGGAAGAGAATAACAAGCTCAAGTCTCAGGTTAAAAACTTGGATAAGGGTTATGTTAGTTCTGAGGAAAACCGAGTCCTTGCTCAAAATGAATCTGCGAAACGTCAGTTTCGTGAGGCTCATGAGAGTGGAGATGCGGATGCGCTGATTGCGGCACAGGAGTTGTTGTCAAAAACAACTTTGGATCAAGAGCGTGTTCGGATGGCGAAAAACCGTTTAGAGCGTGAGACTGAACCAGAGCAGCAGCCACAACAACAGCGGCCACAACAACAACAGCAGCAAGCGGTAGCGCCAAAAGCAGACCCTCGGGCCGAAGATTGGGCTTCCAAAAATGAGTGGTTTGGCTCTGATACAACTATGACGTATGCTGCATTTGGTATCCACAAACAAATGGTCGAGGAAGAAGGGTTTGACCCGATGACCGAAGACTACTATAGTGAAGTGGATAAGCGCCTTCGGACTGAGTTTCCACACAAGTTCCAGAAGGCGAGAAAATCGGGAGAAGCACAGGTCGCACCCGCTGGCGCTTCAGCTTCCCGCACATCTACAAAACAGGGGCGCAGGTCGGTAAAACTGTCACCGTCACAGATTGCGATGGCGAAACGCTTAAACGTACCGCTTGAAGAATATGCAAAATTTGTGAAGGATTGATATAATGGCTGATAGAAAACCGCGTGAGAACGCAACCCGCGATACAGAAACGCGCCGTAAACCATGGGCACCGCCCAGTCGCCTTGATGCGCCAGAGCCCCCTGCGGGTTATGTGCATCGTTGGGTCCGAACCGCAATGCGTGGTGAAGAGGACAAGATGAATGTCAACACCAAGCTGCGCGAAGGATGGGAACCTGTTCGTAAGGACGAGTACCCTGATTATGAGACCGCTACGATTGACGAAGGTCGATTTGAGGGTGTCATCGGACAAGGTGGATTGATGCTGTGTCGTATACCTGTAGAGACCGCCCAAGAACGATCCGCGTATTACGGGAACCGGACCCGCGAACAAATGGCAGCAGTTGATCAGGATTTGATGAAGGAACAACATCCTTCAATGCCGATTTCTAATAATCGGCAAAGTCGTGTATCCTTCGGGGGATCAAGACGAGACTCCGAATAACTTTGAGGTGCTATTATGGCCAATTCTAACGGATCGTTTGGGCTACGCCCAATCGGAATCGTCGGACAAGGTGCGAACACTACTGGGGCAACTCAGTACCGCATTGCGTCTAACAACAATACTAAAATGTATCAGGGTTCTCCTGTTATACCTATCGCGGGTGGAACTATCTCTGTAGCGCAAGCTGCGGCTGGTGGTAACGTTGCTTTCTTGGGTGTTTTCTGGGGGTGCGAGTTTGTCCGCCTATCAGATGGTAAGAAAATCTTCTCGACTAGCTGGCAAGGTACAGCGGCTGGTGCAGATGCAACCTTCCCTATCACGGCGTTCGTATACGACAATCCAATGCAGACGTTTACTATTGCGACATCTAATGTAGTTGCAGCAGCAAACACTGAGGCGGAAGTTCGGGCGATGGTCTTTAAAAACATCGGGATGGCAACAGCCACATCAGGCAATGATACAACAGGAATCGCTTCTGCAAGTGCAGATTTGAATACTTCTGCTAACACTGCTACTCTTCAGCTTCGTGTTATTGGCGTCCAAGATGACCCTGATAACTCAGACTTCACAGTCGCTGGTATCCCACTAATAGTACGTTTGAATACAAGCTTTAATTCCGCCAATGGTGGTATTGCAGCGGGTACTCCTTCGTCTCTCGGCGTATAAAGGAGGTCTGACCCATGGCTATTTCACGCGCACAACTGGCTAAAGAGCTAGAACCCGGCCTAAACGCATTGTTTGGAATGGAATACGACCGTTACGAAAACCAACATTCGGAAATCTACACAACCGAATCCTCAGATAGAGCGTTTGAGGAAGAAGTTATGCTATCCGGTTTTGGCGCAGCACCTACAAAGTCTGAAGGTGCGGCTGTTAATTTCGATGACGCAAACGAAGCATACACTGCTCGTTACAACCATGAGACCCTTGCGCTTGCATTCTCAATCACTGAGGAAGCAATAGAGGACAATCTGTACGACCGCCTTGGCAGTCGCTACACACGCGCCCTCGCTCGTTCAATGGCTCATTCTAAGCAGGTTAAAGCTGCACAGGTTCTCAACAACGCATTTGCTGCTGGCGCTTCCGCTGGTGGTGATGGTGTTGCTCTCTGTGCAACTACGCACCCGCTGACGAACGGTGGCACTTTTGCCAACACACCAACAGTTGCTGCGGATTTGAACGAAACTTCCTTGGAAGACGCTCTGATTCAGATTGCTGGTTTTGTTGACGAACGTGGTCTGAAAGTCGCACTTCGCGGCATGAAGTTGATGATTCCACGTCAACTGCAATTTGTTGCAGAGCGTCTGATGGTTTCCAACCTGCGTGTTGGAACAGCAGACAACGACACAAACGCAATCAAGTCTATGGGCATGTTGCCTGAAGGCTATACTGTGAATGACTTCTTCACAGACCCTGATGCGTTTTTCATCAAGACTGATGCGCCTCGTGGATTTGTTCACTTTGAACGGACTGCTCTTTCGACCAACATGGAAGCAGACTTCGACACTGGTAACATGCGGTTTAAAGCCCGTGAGCGTTACAGCTTCGGATTCTCAGACCCACGTTGCGTCTTTGGAAACCCCGGGGCCTAACTAATAACGGCTAATGGCGGGTACTAGTGGATTCTACGCACTCGTCGGTGTCAGTTTGGAAGGGGCTATTTCGGTGGCCCCTTTCTTTTTGTCCAGACCTGTTGTATTGTGCTAGTATCCCTGACAGCCACATTTCGTGGCTGACTTAACCCCGACAGGAGAACAACATGGGTACGACTACTTTTTCAGGCCCTATCAAGGCTGGCACAATCAAGAATACAACAGGCACTACTGTAGGCGAAAACGTAAAGAACACGGGCCAAGTTGTGATGTCTCAATCTATTATGATTGACGCAGCAGTCGCTGCTGGAACAACTACTTACAATGTCGGCGTCATGCCAGATAATTCACAGCTACTCGGTGTCACACTAAGAGTGGCTATAGCTAGTAACGCGGGTGGCGCAGCGACTCTTTCTGTGGGCATGATTGGCAAGACTACTCAGTTTTTTATTGCAAATACCAATGTTAAAGCGGTTGGGGAAACTAAAACTTTGGCCGCTGGGGGTTTGGATACAGCAGATCGTTTTAGTGGTGACAACCAGATCACAGCAACACTTATATCTGCGGGAGCGACTGCTACTGCGGGTCAAATTACTGTGACGTTAACTTATTTGCAGGCCAATAATTTGCAAGACGCAACCGCTATCTAATAACATATAGGAGGGTTCTGTTATGGCAGGCTCAGACATTACCGCTACAACGGTAGAGGGCAGCATTGTATCTGGGGTATTTGATCCTGCCTCCACCACGTTTATCGCGGCGGCAGCAAGGCCAACTGGTGCGTTCACGTTAGCTAATACCTTCTTCCCCTCAGTCAATGCCGACACGGCCCGTAGATTATCTGTCACCACTACGGGGACAGGTGATAATAACAAAACGGTAACTATCGTTGGACTGGATTTGAATAACAAGACTATAACAGACATCATAACTTCTACGGGTTCTGCGGCAACTGTTGATGGGGTTAGGTTCTTTAAAAAAATTGTGTCTGCAACGTGTAGCGCCCAGTATGCCGCCAACGTTTCTGTGGGAATAACGGACTTAGCCACGAGTTCATTACTTACAGGAAGGACTAGGCTGAAGGCGTTTACCACTATTTCCAACGCGGCTTCCACAAGGATAGAGTTTATCAACGGGACAGCCCCCGCAGACGATGGTGCCGAGGCAGTGTTTGTCACAAGAACCAGCGGCGTTGCTAACGCAGCAGACGATGTTTATATTCCAGAAGAAGGTGTTCTGTTTAAAAATAATCTGATGATTCAGTTCAATGTTTCTGGGGCAAAAATGGTTACTGCGTTTCACGCCTAGATGAGGTTTTGTTATGGGTAAGATTGATAAGTCCAAAATGGCTTGCAACAAGCCTAGACGAGACATTCAAGGCGGCAAGAAGTCGGTCGTTAAAGCGTGTGACAAGGGCAAAGAAAAGATCGTCCGGTTTGGCGATGCCAACATGACCATTAAAAAGTCAGACCCTAAACGGCGCAAGTCATTTAGGGCAAGACATGGATGCGACGAGGGCAAGTTGGATAAACTAACGGCGAGATATTGGTCGTGTAGGGCGTGGTGATATGAGCAAGGCGCGTTTATCAGAGTTGTTAGCAGTTATAGCCCTCGGGTACTGTGGGTGGCTTGGTACTCAAGTTGTGTCTATACGCGCTGAAGTTTCGGTTGTTGCTCATCAAACGGAAGCGTTGTGGAAAGACTTTGTGATAAGGAGTATGAACGTTGAGCATAGGCCGAACTCAAATGTCCACCCAGATAAACACGCCACCCTCGGAGAATAATAATGGCAAAAGACGCATGTTACAAAAAAGTCAAAGGTCGATACAAAGTGTTCCCAAGCGCATACGCCTCGGGAGCAATCGCAAAGTGCCGAAAGGTGGGCGCGTCAAACTGGGGAAACTCTACTAAGAGCGCGGCGACTGGCGGTTTAATTACATCTCCTGATAGCCGAAAAAGACCTGTTAAAAAGAAACTTAGAGATGGCGGATTCGTGGCGGAAGGTTGTGGCTCTGTTCTGGAGAACAACCGAAAAGAAACGAATATATACTGATGGCCGTCAAGAAGACAAAAGAGGGTGCGTCTTTAAGAGAGTGGTTCTCCCAGAACAACGGAAAAGGTTGGGTGGACTGCAAGACCGGAAAACCCTGCGGTCGTCAGAAGGGTGAGAAGCGCGAAGGCTATCCCGCTTGCCGACCGACCATGGCGCAATGTACTTCGGCGTCAAAGAAAAAGAAATCGTCTAAGCGTATCAGTTGGAAAAAAGCCAACGGTGGTTTAGTAAGAACGTTTTAAAGGACAACCGATGTCATTAAACACAGTATATTCTGTCAAGGTGGTAGCGACAGCCGATGGTAACCGCTATTATATCAACAATGATCGTCAGAAAATATTGGCCCTTTCCCCGGGCAGTACCTATCGGTTCGATCAATCTGACTCCACCAATTCTGGGCATCCCTTACGGTTTTCTATAACAAGTAACGGAACCCATGACGCGGGTGCAATTTACACTTCTGGTGTTACGACCTTTGGAACTCCCGGGGTCTCTGGAGCGTACACTGAAATAACTATTGCAAGCCAAACTCCAAATCTTTTCTATTTTTGTACAAACCACAGCTATATGGGTGGTCGTGCTGAGACTGTCACAACGTCTAACTTCTCCCAGTTTAACTTGGACACCGTTGAAGTTATAGAGGAAGCGTTTGAACGTTGTGGGTTAGAGGTTCGCACGGGATATGATGCCAAGACCGCTAGACGTTCATTGAATTTGATGTTTGCAGAGTGGGCAAACCGAGGCATAAACCTGTGGACTGTTAGACTCTCAAGTTCTGTTATCTTAACTCAGGGACAAGCAACCGTAAATCTTCCAGCTTCGGCTGTAGATTTGTTGGACGTTGTTCTTCGCCGGGACGGCACCGACTTTCTGCTAAACCGCATTAGTCGGTCTGACTACATAACAATACCTAATAAAACAACTCAGGGTAGGCCAAGTCAATACTACTTTGATCGACAAATTTCTCCAGTGATTAATCTGTGGTCAGTTCCTAACAACTCAACCGATCAGTTGATTTTTTATTATGTCGAACGTATTCAAGATGTCGATTCTTTGACCAGTAACCCAGACATGCCATTCCGGTTTTACCCGTGTATGGTCGCGGGATTAGCGTACTATCTGGCTATTAAGAGGGCTCCAGAGCGGGTGCAACTTTTAAAGTCTGTGTACGAAGAAGAGTTCCAACGTGCAGCGGATGAAGATCAGGATCGGGTGCCTTTGAAGCTGCAACCAAGCATCCAGTATTTAAGGTTCTAATATGGCTTTTGCTTCAGAAAAACATGCCTTTGGAATATCAGACAGGTCCGGTTTTCGGTATCGTCTAAGAGACATGCGAAAGGAATGGACAGGGGCTCTTGTCGGTAAGGACGAGTGGGAAGCAAAACAACCGCAACTGTTTTCTCCAAATGTGGGTCAGGACCCACAGGCTCTTAGGAACCCTAGACCAGAACAAGATTTACAATCGCAACGTTCAATGCAGTATGGGTGGAACCCTGTTGGGTTTAGCTCTCAAGAAGGCTTGTCCCCCCCTAACAACTTAGTGGCAGTTGGTTCGGTCGGTAATATCACGGTGGTAACAACATGAGTTTTACATATGCAGAGTTAAAAACAGCTATTCAAGACTTTACGGAAAATACTGAGAGCAGTTTTGTTTCTAACATACCTCTGTTTATCCGAATAGCAGAAGAACGCATTTTAAAAATGGTTCAACTAGACCTATTTAAAAGGAATGCAGCAGCCTCGTTTACTGCCAACAATGAGTATCTGGCTCTGCCGTCTGACTTTCTGGCCCCGTTTTCGCTGAGTTATACTTATAATGGATCGACTAGGTTCATGGAGTTTAAGGACGTTAGCTTTGTGCAGGAGTATTCTCAGTATCACGCACAGGCTACTTCCGTTTCTGCTCGGGAGTATTCAGGACTGCCAGAATACTACGCGGTATTTGATATCGCCAACATGATCATATCTCCGGTATCGGACATTGCGTATCCTGTTGAACTAAATTATTTCTACCGTCCCGCCAGTTTAACAGTTGGGGCAGAATCGGCTAAAACATGGTTGAGCGAAAATGCAGAGTTAACACTTTTGTATGGGGCTTTAATTGAGGCGTATATATTCATGAAGGGCGAGGCTGATGTAATGTCTATGTACGAAAAAAGGTATCAAGAGTCTTTAATCGGTTTAAAGCTCTTGGGTGAAGCAAAGGAAACAACTCAGAACTATAGAGTTGGAAGAGTAATTAGGGCGAAACAATGATGGATATGTCAATGGGTGACTTCAAAGTCACTGTAGAAACTACAAGCGGACGAGGATTCACAGCGGAGGAAGTTGCTCATATGTGTGTCGAAAAGCTGGTGTACCTTTCAGAAACGGCTCCTCCTGCTATTAGGCAGCAGGCAGAAGCCTATAAAGGGGACATGGAGAAAGTTATAGCCGGGTATATGAAACAGGCTATTCAAAGTGACAGAACTACTGTATATAATGCAATCACAGATGCTGGTCATCCTGCACTAGCTGAACACATAAGGAAAATGTAATATGGCTTTTTCAGGCAATGCAATGTGCACCACCTTCAAAAAAGAATTGATGGAAGCAAAGCATAACTTTTTGAACAGCGGTGGTAACACTTTTAATCTGGCGCTTTATACGAACAGCGCGGTTCCTAGCAACATGGGTGGCTCTGGCAGCACCATGAATGGCAGTGTTGCTAACTACGCGACAGCCAACGAGATTAGTGGGACTAACTACAGTGCAAAAGGTGTGGCACTTACGAGGGTCAACCCTTCTAATATCGGCACAACAGCGATTACCGATTTTGCTAATGCTGTTTACTCCAATGTAACCATCTCAGCGGTTCGAGGTGCGGTTTTGTTTAACGACTCGGCGTCTAATGATGCGTCTGTAATTGTTCTGGACTTTGGCTCTGACAAAGCGGCAAGCACAGGCGATTTCACTGTTGTTTTCCCCGCTGCGGATGCTTCCAATGCGATTATTCGTATAGCATAATAGGTGACATATGGCTGTTCTAGCTAATAGGGCAAAAATGACCACCAGTACCACGGGTACTGGGACAATCACGCTCGGCAGTGCCTCTACTGGGTTTCAAACTTTTGCTAATGCAGGCATTACAAACGGACAGAGCGTTCAGTATGTTATTGAGGATGGTTCAAACTTTGAAATAGGCACTGGAACCTATACATCTTCTGGAACCACATTAACCA